ATGAATGACACACACACACCCGCTATGAACAACCTCAACGCTAACGAAGCCGCCGTTCTTGAGTGCATCCAAACAGAAGCCACTAAATCAACAGGCGGAGAGTTCACCTACTTTGAAGACGTGCTCAAAAACACTTGGATTGGTTCGATTATGACCCCAGCCCAGTTCAAGGGCTACCTTTCACAACTGCAAAAGAAGGGTTTACTCATGGTCGAAGACGCAGAAAGCGCACGGCCAAAGCAGATTTTCAATATTTGTTACGCATGAACAAACCAAGGGGCCGCCGTGCGCGGCCCCACCAAACTTCTACCACGATGCAAAACAAAAGCACCAAAGGCGCAGACCTCGCGTGGGACATCGCCACCCGCCTACGCGGAAACGAATTTAAGGACATGACGCTCGGAGAGATTGACGACTTCCGTGCAGAGATGGCCAAGTTCCTCGACCTCAAAAAAGAATGGTAATGCTCAAGCCCAACGGAATCTCACACACGGTCTACCCAGACCAACCTTGTACCGACTTCCACGAATGGACCGCGTACATCACAGGCAAAGAAATTGAACGCGAGGCGGACCAGTTTAAGACGTACTGCGATCAGGTAGTAGCCGACTTCCAACTCGAAATCCAAGAGGAGCTCAAGGACTTTCACGCGAAGTTCGACGCTCTTTGGGCGGACTTCAAAGACTCGTTCAAATGAACATCTACGAAGTCATCTATATACGTGGACGCGATCACGACGACTGGGACAAACTCACCGTGACGGCAACCAACGAAGACGAAGCCAAAGCCAAAGCCCAAAGGAAGATACCCGGAGGCTGTAGGCTCAAGAGAATCAAACTAATTCAAACCAGCGCAGAGACGCGCACAAACCCTTGTAACATGGCACAAGCCAAAATCTCGCGGATTGAACCCGCAAACCCTCCAACGTGGACAGGTAGCCACGGAACCATGTACGCCTTCGACGTCGACCTGAGCGACGGCACCACAGGCACGGTGAACTCCAAGACGCCGAACAAATGGAACGTTGGCGACGACGTAGAGTACACCGCCTCAAGTACGCATCATGGCACGAAGCTCCGCCTTGACAAGCCGGGCTTCTCTGGTGGGGGCTTCTCCTCTGGCGGTGGCAATGAGGACACGACGAAAGGTATCATCGCTTCGTGGGCCGTTGGGGTAGCTATGCAAGTGGCGGACCGCGACGCAGGGAACTACGACGTCCAGGTCATGCAGTACGCCCGCCTCGCCCTTGAAGCTCGTAAGCAAATCAAAAACGAAGTCGTTTTATGATGTGGGAGAACACCCCGCCCCGCGCAGTAGGTTGGTACCTCTGTGCGTGGGCTATGGGGAACGGGTACGTCTACGAGGTGGCCAAGTGGGACGGCTCCTCTTGGTTTAAGTCTATGGCCCACGAACCTACGACATGGCAGGAGATAAGCTCCCCAGCCAAACAAGAACAAATGTTGAACGAACTACACCAACAAGATGCGTGACTTCATCAAAAAGCACTACGGCACTCAGAAAGAATGCGCCGCCCAACTCGGGGTGACGGAGCAGACGGTGGGCAACTGGCTGCGCTACAACCCACGAGGCATCCTCAAACACGCCCAGCAGATCGTCGAGGAGAAGAACACCACCTACCTCCAACTTCACGGAGAGGTGGAGTACCGGGAGCACGAGATTAAGGAGCTCGAACCTATAAGAGAGGGGGACGTTTGAGTCCCCTTCCTATCTTCCGCCACATGGAAAGAGAATTCAAGGTTATCCCCGTAGATACGGAAACCATACGCCCGTGGTTATTAAAAAAGCACTATCTCAAACGAATGACCTCCACAACCTATCGTTTCGGATTATTAAAAGAGGGAGAGCTTTTGGGTGTAGTCACTTACGGAAACGCCTTACCAGTAAGCGTGGTGCATAGTCCTTTTGGTGAATGCTGGGGACATCTCGTCCAAGAGCTGAACCGCCTTGTGATCTCGCCAAAGGCACCCAAAAATTCAGCAAGTTATTTGGTCTCTCAAAGTATCAAACAACTTCCTAAACCTACCATCGTAATAAGTTATGCGGACGCTGGGAAGGGCCACGTCGGATACATCTATCAAGCATCAAATTTCATTTACACGGGAGAAAGCCATGTACAAAAAGACTGGAAACTTAAAAGCGACCCGGATAGGCATTCACGGACACTCATGGACGAATTTGCGTTTGAAGAAAACAGGATAGAAAAACTCAAGGCGAAATATGGTGATGACCTGATACAGGTGCAAAGGCCGCCAAAGCACCGGTACATCCTAGTCCACGCAAGCAAAAAAGAAAAAAAGAAAATCATGAGAGATGCAAAATTCAACTCCTTGCCATATCCAAAGGGCAACACAAAACGTCTATGTGACACCCATGATATGAATACCCAACTTTTCATGTTTTGAGCATGGAAAGAGAATTCAAGGGGGTATGGATCCCCGCAGAGATATGGTTGGACAAGCGCCTCACACTTGTGGAGAAGGCGTTGCTTGCAGAGGTCGACTCCTTCACAGGCAACGGCAAGAGCTTCCACAAATGCAACGAGACCATCCAAACGGAGTACGGCATCTCTCGCAACACGATCGCGCGGGCATTCCGCAAGCTCCAAGAGCTCGATTTTGTGGAGGTAAACTTCAACGGAAGGGTGAGGCACGTCCGTATCCGTGCAGGCAGCATCCCCAAAATGGGGAGGCAGAGTACCCAAAATGGGGAGGCAGCATCCCCAAATGATACCTCTACTAATACAATAGAAAGAACAAAGGAAAACACATCTAAAAAGAGAGGGACACGCCCCAAGGATTTGGATGAGGTTTTGGAATCTTTCAAAGAGGTTGGAGCGGAGGAGTCGGAGGCCCTCGCCTTCTTCGATTACTACGAAGCCAACGGATGGACCCAAGGACGAAACAAACCCATAAAAGATTGGAAGGCCGCCGCCCGCGGCTGGATACGACGATCACACCAATTCAAAAAGAATGAAAGACAAAATCAACGCACTGGTCCGGCAGACGGCAGCCTCATTGCAGAACATCTCCGCCGGCTCGCGGCTGACTCCGGAGAGGGCATGGGCTGAGGGCACCAACGTCCTCGCCGCCTTCCGCATCAACCCCGCCCACACCGAGGCTACCCTTATCCTGCTGCTCAAGGAGACGCTCAACTACCTCGACTACTCCCGGAGCATAACCACCGACCGCGACATCTTGGATGCGGTACACCACCTGCGCGACTCCTTCCCTGCTATGAAGCTCGAAGAGTGGGCCATCATCATGCACCGACTTAAGACAGGCGAATACCGACCCGGCTACGAGCGCTTGAAACTTCCCGAGCTTTGTGATATCTTCCAACAATACGAAGGGGAGAGAGCAGCGGTGAGGGAGGGCAACTGGAATGAGCTCAAGAAGCACGCTCCCGACCGCCTCTCCGACGACCAGCTCGATGCCCTCTACCACAACTACAAGAAACGCCGTGCAGAGGAAAACAAGGAACTCCAAAAAGCCAAGGACATCAAGCGCGTCGCCGTCAAAAACGGGCGGTGGGAGCACATCCCGTACCCCAACTCGGTCGGCGATGGTGAAGAAGGTGGACACGGTGTTCAGTCAATACGTCCGCCTGAGGGCGAGCGATGACCGAGGTATGGGACAGTGCTATACGTGCTCGTCTTTGCGACATTACACCGAAGTCGACGCCGGGCACTTTATGAGCCGGGCGTGTATGTCGACCCGCTGGGATGAACAGAACGTCCAGTTTCAGTGCAAGAGGTGCAACGGCTTCCGCTCGGGTGAGCAGTTCCTTTTCGCCCAGCACCTCGACAGAGACCACGGAGAGGGCACCGCAGAGGCCCTGCACATAGCCTCCAAGCAGACGCGCAAGTTCTCTCGCGACGAACTCGAACAGATGTACCACCACTACAAAAGGAAAGTCGATGAGCTCCGAAGCACGAAAGGTCTTTGACCAATACTTCGCGGAGCACTACGAAGAGCTCCTGTTGGTATCGCGTCGCCTCCATAGAGACCCCAACGACCTGCTTCACCATACCTACCTGTCTTGTCTGCAAGCCCTAAAGAAGAATTCCAACCTCGTAGACAACCTTCCCGGCTACGTCCATACGGCTATGTTCCGCCTCTCTACGGGAACCTTCCGCAAGGTCTACGAGATAACCGATGCACCAGAGTACACCCACATCTCCAACTACGACCTCAACGAAGCGATAAGAAAGGAGGAAGCCTTGATCATGGCGAACCACCTGTCGTGGTTTGACAGAACCGTCTTAGAGTTATATCTTGACGGGTGGAGTATGGCCGAGCTCGCACGAGAGAGCGGCATCAATCGCTCCGTCCTGTACGAGTCAATCTCACAATCGAAAAAGAAACTCCGAAATGTTATTCGTCAACGCTCAACTAAGAGCTGAAAGGCTATCCATCTGTCAGGGGTGCGAGCACTACGTCGAGAAGACCAAGAGCTGCGGCCCCCTACTTACGGAAGCGTTCAGCGACTCCCCTCTCTGCGGATGCCGTATGCCTATCAAGACACGCCTGAAGACAGCCTCTTGCCCCCTGGGTAAGTGGGCGGCCACCGTCACGAGCGAAGACATCATGCAAATCAAAGAGTTCCTGAATAGAGACAACCAGTACCGCACGGCGGGAGAGCTCACGATGCTCGCCAACAAGTACCTCGGAGCTGGCAAGAAGGCGGGATCGTGCCCGCCATGCAACCGAAAACTGATGGAAGAACTTCAAACACTTGTAAAAAATGCCGATTCCCAAACCTGAACCCCGCGAAACGATGTCCGAATTCATTACCCGGTGCATGATTGACGACACGATGCAAGAAGAATATCCCAACGAACGCCAACGTGTGGCAGTATGCGCGAAGCAATGGAGCTCAAAGTAACCCCTTCGGTATGGCTCAACGTGGGAAAACTCCACGACCAGACCTTCGACAAGAGGGTGGCCCTTGAAAGAGCCCGCAGAGGGGTGGAAGCGATGGGCCTCGAATGGGGAACCATCATCGCCCGAGACAGAAGAGGCCACGTAGCCGACACCCGGCACATGGTTTCCAAGTATCTTAGGGACTGCGGATTTAGCTTCCCCGAAATAGCCAACGCCTTGCAACGATCAAACCACACGACAAGCGTATATTCCGTGCGACGGTGCAACGAGCTTATCGACATGGAGTACGGCTACCGCAAGAACTACCACAAATTCCTCAACGCATGACCCTTCGCAAAGTCAAAAGGATACTGAACGAGAGCGACGACTTCCTCGTATTCACTCGAAAGGACACCGGGGGAGACACCGCCAACTTCGGGGTGTTCCACAAAGACCTCGAAAGCTGGGAGATTCTTTTGAACCTCGCCGTGTCAGACTACCACCTACGCGAAACCCTCCGAAACGTACTCAATGCAGCCGACCAATATCTCAACGAACAAGCTGAGGACGAGTCCGAGTAACCCCAGAGCCATCAGGGAGAACAAGATGGAGCAGCTCATGCGATCTATATCAGAAGACCCGGAGCTTATGCAGGCCCGTCCTTTGATTGTAAACGAACGTATGGAGGTGTTGGCAGGCAACCAACGTTTGAGGGCTTGTGTGGCTCTCGGATGGGCTGAGGTGCCCTGCGTCGTAGTAGACTGGGACGAGCAGAAGCAGAAGAGAGTCATGGTGAAGGACAACGTGAGCGCAGGTGAGTGGGATTGGGACACCTTAGCCAACGAGTGGGAAGCCGAGGAGCTCCAAGAATGGGGCCTCGACATACCCTTTGAATCAGAACCACAAGACGAACCCAAAGAACCCAAGCAATGCAAGCACTGCGAGAAGATGATTCCTTGACGGAGTTGGACACCCTGAGCCCAAAAAAGGCAGCTATGGTACAGGCTCTCACCAAGGCTCTCGGTATCGTGAAGATGGCGTGTGAGTCGGTAGGCATCTCACGTCAGACTCACTACAACTGGCTCAAGGAAGACCCCGCCTACAAGCAAGCGTGCGACAACCTGCCCGAAGTGGTCTTGGACTTCGCAGAGCACCACCTTCACAAGCTCATCTCTCAGGGCAACCCAGCCGCCACGATCTTCTACATGAAGACCAAGGGCAAGAGCAGGGGCTATATCGAGCGACAAGAGATTGAGGTGGCCGAGAAGAAGCCGCTCTCGTGGTTCGTGTCTGACGACTCGAATGTGAGTTGAGGCAGCCCGCCACATACTACCACGTCAAGAATAGCACGGCACGCATCCAAGTGCATCAGGGAGGAACGCGTAGTGGAAAATCCTTCTCGATTCTCACGGCCATCATTGAGCTCTGCTACCTGAACGAGAACGCCGGGGCGGTCATCACAATCGTTCGCAAGACGTTCCCGGCAGTACGCGCCACCATCATGCGCGACTTCTTTGAGATTCTCGAACGCGAGGGGATATATGACGTCAACCTCCACAACAAGAGTGAGGCTACCTACCTGCTGTTCGGTAACCTCGTCGAGTTCGTTTCAATTGACCAGCCACAAAAAATTCGCGGCCGGAAGAGATCACTACTCTTCGCGAACGAGGCGAACGAGCTCGATTTGGAAAGTTGGCGTCAGCTCATCATGAGGACGACAGGTATACCGAACGGACCGGCCATCATCATCGACTACAACCCCTCCGACGAGTTCCACTGGATATACGACCACGTGCTCACGCGCCCCGACCATGAGTTCTTCAAAACCACCTACAAAGACAACCCCTTCCTCGCCGCGTCCACCGTTCAAGAGATTGAGCGACTCAAAGAAGCCGACCACGACTACTGGAGGGTCTACGGACTGGGCGAGCGCGGAGTCTCACGCGCCACTATTCTCACGCATTGGAAGACAGTACCTCAAGTGCCCGACGGGTGGAAGCTCCTTTCCCTCGGCCTCGACTTCGGATATACCAACGACCCCACCGCGATTGTGAAGGTCTATACCGACGGCCACGGCTTCTGTCTGGACGAGGTATGCTACGCGACGGGGCTAACCAACGCGGCCATAGCCCAGACGTTACGAGACGCAGACATCGGAAAAGCCATGATCGTGGCAGACTCAGCCGAACCCAAGTCGATTGACGAGATACACGGCCACGGATTCAACGTGCACCCCGCACGCAAGGGCCCCGACTCCGTGCGCTCCGGAATTGACTTCCTGCGCTCTCGTCCGCTCCTCATCACCGAGCGAAGCATCAACGGAATCAAAGAGCTACGCAACTACAAGTACAAGGAGGACAAGAACGGCCGCCAACTCAACGAGCCTGTAGACGCCTTCAACCACTTCGTAGATGCGAGCCGCTACGCCGTCACATGGAACCAGACGAACCCGAACTTCGGGCAGTATGCCCTCGGATAACCTGAGGAAATCACCCTTTTAATCTTATACAAGTATGGAGCTCCGCCTTCCCGCCAACTACTCCGACCTCACCCTGCGACACCTTCAGGTGCTGGAGACGACAGAAGACCCCATCAAGAGGGTGCAAGCCGTCACGGGCCATTCCTTTGCCGAGCTGCGTAAGATGCCGCAGGCACTTATGGCCGAAGCCTCCGCGCACATCGACTCCCTCCTCGCCCGCGAGGTGTCCAAGCACCAACCTATCCTCACCCTCGACGGGGTAGAATACGGCTTCATTCCCGATTGGGAGAAGTTCAGCGCGGGTGAATGGATTGATATGGAGACCTACACGAAGGACTTTTGGAAGACGGCTCATAAGGCTATGGCTATCCTGTACCGACCCATCACCCGCAAGCTAGGTGACAAGTACAGCGTGGCTGAATACACCGCCCAAGAGGACGCGACGCCTTTCCTCGATATGCCCGCCCCTGCGGTGAGCGGTGCCCTGCTTTTTTTTTGGAGTACCGAACGCGAACTGCTGAGCACTTTGCAGTCCTCTTTGACAGCGAAAGCGATTCAAGCGATCCATTCTATGCCAAGTGGGGATGGTATCCCGCGCTCTTCTCATTGGCTGGGGAGGACGTTCTCAAAATTGATGCAGTCACTCGCCTCACGGTGGGCCACGTATTCACGCACCTCGCATTCTTGAAAGACCTCGACTACAAACGAAGAACCGAAGCCAAGCAATGATCACCTTCAACAACATCGTATCCAAGTTCGAGGAGTTCGTAGAGAACCACTACTTTCTCAAGACGTTCTCGTATGGCTCCCCGGCTGACGTAGACCTCGACAAGTTCGAGCAGTACCCGCTCCTGCACCTCGTCTATACGGGTGGAGACTTCAACTCACCCAAGGCCAAGACGTACAACCTCGAGGTGTATATCCTCACCCTCCCCCCTTCGGATGCCGATAAGGTGGAGTATCAAAAGGAGAGCATCAGCAACGCCGAACAGGTAGCGGAGGACATCCTCGCTGACATCCAGAATGGAGGCAACATCTTTCAGTTTGGGTACAAGTACGATCTAGTCAACGCCTCGGTGACGCCTCTCGAAGAGGAGAAGAGCAACGCCCTTGCCGGGTGTCTCCTCGATATCGCTATCTCCGTTCCTTACACCTACGACTCATGCAACGCCCCTCTCTCAGGTGTGGAGCCTGAGGGTACCCCCGCGACGGCATACAAAGCCCGTGGCTTGCTCCGCGTCAAAGAACTCGACGGAAGCCCCGACGTACTCTCGGTGGCCACCATCAACGTGCCTAACGGCTCGCTCACCGACAACGGAGACGGAGTTGTCACGCTTGACTTTGCAGCTGGGGCTGTGTCTTCGGTAGGGGCCGACGCTCCACTTTCGAGCACGGGAGGCACTACGCCCGTCATCAGCCTTGAC